ATCACGTTGTAGGCATACGGGTCGTTGCGAACCGCTGCCCGCGAACGCGAACGCAGGTTGCGCAGTGCCGGGGTGTTGATGCTGTTGATCCCGTTGTCGGGCGCATCCCAGCCAGTCGAACGACGGCCCTCTCCGGCGCCTTCGTAACTGGCCTTGATGTTCGACGGCAACACGAAGCCGTTACGGGTCAGCGTCGGAAAGTGTCGAGCCATTAGACTCCCTTGCCTCCGTGGTACAGCCGCACTACACGCGAACGCGGACCGGCCGAATTGACCAGCGACGAACGAATCTCTTCGCGAGCCTTGAGCAGCTCATCGACCGTGCGGTACTCCACTGTCCGGTCGGTGTAGCGCACAGTTTTTTCACCGCGAGCGATGGCCGCCTCAACCGCGTCGAGGTGCTTCTGGGTAAATGACATATCAGCGTCTCTTCAGGTAACCGCTGGTGGAGCTGCGGCGTTGAGGTGGTGTTGCTGCGGGGCGCGTTTGCACGACCGGAACAGCGGGTGGTGAAGCCGGTTGCCGAGCAGGTGTTGCTGGACCAGGACTATCGACCCGTTCGACTTGAACGGGCTTGATGCCCAGGGCTTCGTCAAACAGTCCGGACTGCGCCAGGGACTGACGCACGCGCTCCCAGTCGTGCTCCTTGTATCGGTTGAGGCCCAGGTAATGCGCCATGGCCAGGCAATACACCATCAGGTCGAGCGCTTCGTTGCGCTCGGCCTTGCCCTTGACCCATACGATGCGCTTGTGACCGCGCACGTAGCGGGCGACCTTGCGCTCTGCTACACACTGGTCGAAGAAGTCGTCCGGCAGGTCATTGGCGAAGTGCAACGCGCCTGGCCCGGATTCGAACGGGTAGCGGTTGTAGATCCAGTCCTTCGCCGTATCGGTACCGACGAACCACAGCTCGGCACCATTGCGTTCTGTCTGGCCCTTCCAGGTCACGTCGACCATCGACGGACGCTGAGCAATGACCGGTTTTCCAGGCTTGCTCGCGCCCTTAATCGCGAACACATTGCGCCAGCGACGAACGCGGCAGAACTGGTACACCTCATCGGTGTGGTGACCACCGGAGTCGACGGCCACCGCGAGAATGCCCAGACCGACACCACACGGATGGCGATATTTAACCTTGAGCAATTCATCTAGCGCCGCCCAGGTGCGGTCGTCTGCAGGATCACCCGAGACTACTTGATAGTCCACGACCCACCGCTCCATGCCGCCCCCCCAGCCCATGGCCATGAACTCCAGGCGATTGGCCTGAACGTCGACGGCACCGGTGATCATCATCACCGCCGCCGGCAGCGAACCGAGGGTGAAGTCTTCCAACCGCGCCCGCTGTCTCAGCACGTCCGCTTTGGTCTGCTCTTGAGCCGCGTCCCAAGCCTTCGCCAGACGGGTGTTGTAGAACACCTGCATAGGCTCAAGATCGCCTTTGGCCTGGGCCTTTTTCGCCTTCTCGAATTGCTTGGCCAGCGACTTCCAGTCCATCCAGCCAAGCGGCGAATACAACGCGTTGAGGTGGAAGCCAACGGTCTCGCCGTCGCCTTCGGCGTGCGCCCGCCATACGCCATTGGCGAGCATTTCGCCCTTGTGGTACTCCTCGATCAGCACGTCGCAGTCAGGTCCGGCGCACTGGTAGTGCACCACGCTGAAGTCCATCGAGTAATGCAGCCGTTCCCACTCAAGAATTTGCATGTGCCCGCAAGTCGGGCATGGCACGTAGTAGTGACGCTGGTCGCTGCCATCGAACAGGTCGGAGATCCGCGAGGCGCCCTTGATCGTCGGCGAGCTGGAGAAGTAGAACTTGGCGTTGCGGCCAAAGGTACTGCCACGGGTTTCCGCCAGCTCGATAGGGTCACCCTCCTCGCCGATGTCCACCTCCCAGCGGTCGATCTCGTCACCGTAAACGTAGCGCGCCGATAGCTCCGACAAGTTGGCTGCCGAGCCGGCGGTGGTCACGTACAACGTGCCGCCCTCGAACTCCTTGGTGTCCATGGTGTTGCGCGAATCCCGCGAACGGTTGGCCGCCACACGCTCGCGCAGCACCGGCGTCGCCTTGATCGTTTTGCCGATCCGCGAGGACACCCGTTTTGCCAGTCCGAGACTTGGCAGCAGCGCCAGGATATTCGACGGCGCCATATGCATCAGGCCGCCGATCCAGTTCAGACCGATCTGGGTTTTCATTAGCTGCGACGCGACCATGGTGATCACGCGCTTGCAGGGATGAGCTGGCGACAGACAACGCATAGGCTCTCGGGCATACGGTGTACGCGAGGTACGGTACTGGCCCGGCTCAGCGGCACCGGTGTCACGCGGGATCCGCATGTACTCATCGGCCCACTGATCGATCCAGACGTCCGGGTCTGGCCGTAGCCCACGGAAATACGCCTCGCGGTACACCTCTGCACCGTCAGGAATTTCCGTGGGCATGGGCTTAACTCGTGGTCAGTGCGTGTTCAAGGTCCGCTGAAGACATACGCTCGGCGTCTTCCAGCGAGCGACGGATTGCCGCCGTAAGGTGCTTCTCTATTTCCCAAGGGTCGGTCATGGAGGCCAGTTCCGGAGCCAACTGCGGAGGCATGCCGAGCAGTTGATCGCGCAGCATGCGACCGGCGTTGTAGGCGCCGGTCTGTACCGCCGAAAGGGCCACCAGCGAGCCTTTGGCCTTGTGCAACTCGATCTCGGCGAGCTGTGCCAGGTTGTGCTCGCGCATTGCCCGGGCCTTCTGGAAGTCGGGTAGCTGCCCCGCAGGGGGGATCGCGAGCGGCGGCGCAGCCGTTGAAGTCGGCTCGGCCTGGCTGGATAGCTGGCTGTAAACGTCACGCTGAAGCCGATCCTGGTGGTGCCGAGCCGCGACGGCGGTCTTGCTAGGGTCAGCGGTGTCGCGAATCAACGCTTCACTGGCAGTAACATCGACCTGTTTACCGTCGGCGGTCAGCACCAGGCGGTTGTTGTTCTTCAACCAGGTGATGTAGCTGGGCGCCCTGCCGATCCGAGCCGCGAAGGCGCTCTTTGACAGGTACATTGGTTCTGTCATAAGCCCTCCTTTTCAACGGCTTTTCAATGGGAACCTTTCAATTTCAATGGATTGAATTTCAGTAAGCTGGCAATCCTGCCGCTAACACTTTCCCGCGGGTTTCCGACCCCGTACCCTCCGAATAATCCCAGGGTCCCCGGCAGTTTTCGGCGCCCCGGCGCGATTCGTCACCTCTGTTCGTCGCTGGTTGGCGGCACTTCACACACGTCCAACCGCTTGGCCGCCCAGCGTTCGTATAGTCCAATGGCGACATCGGCGCCGGCCATGGCGGTCAGACAACCCAGGCTGCCCGCCGTCCAGATCGTCATGCCGGCGCCGATCATCAGCATCATGGCCGACACGCCGCAGACGATACAGGCGCCGGACCGAAGGGCCAGACGTCGTAACAACGCCCAACCTCGCGCCCCGTCCTTATCGGCTCGCCACATCTCACCCGACACGCCACCGACCAGAGCCAGGACGATCACTAACCAGATAGGCATCTCTGCCAGCGCTTGCTGCTCGTTCGTCATCGCCCTACCCCATAAACGCAAAAAACCCGGCTCAAGGGCCGGGTTAGGTGTGTGGTGCCTGCCGCTCTCTGCGGTCGCACCTATCGAAGATGAGTACTTTTTACAGGCTGAGTTTACTGGCAGCAAGCGAGATTTAATGCCACCGCTGAATATGTACCCAACGCCCTAGCAATGTAGACGAACACACCCCCTCGGCTATCTGCTCCTCTTCCGTTGTCCTTCCAGCCCCACTATTCAGAATCGAAGTGGGACGTTTGAACGCGCCTAAATTCAATGCTCTGACCCACTGTCCTACCTTCTTTATTCTTTTCTCGTGTAAAGAGAGAAATTGAAGAACACGCGTGCGCGCCACTGGCGCGTGATGCTGTCCGCTGCGCTCACACGGGCGGGACACTTCAGCAGGCGGGACAGTGGGACAGCCCAACAACGATGCGGCCCGCGCTTGTCCGGCCACATCAAAATGCAGCGGGACAAGGCGGGCCAGTGGGACAACAATTGCCAGAGTAATGCCTGGGGTCACGCAGCCTTCCCCATCAGCATGCCAGCGATGCACAGATGCGCCTCATGCAGGCGGTCGTAATAGGTCTTACGGCTACACCCGCAGTGGGTGATTTTCTGCGACAGGAAGCTGTCGTGATTGCAGTAGTGCTCTCGCACGATCACCGAAAGCTGCGGTTCCAGGTGCTTGTTCACGATCAGCTCGATATCCGCTGACTCGTCCAGCAACACCCGGCTGCCGCGAGTACCGCGAATCAGCTCGCCCTTGCATTCCATCAACATCGCAATCATGTTGCCGCCGCCCAACTCCGAACCTTGTCGATCACTGTGCAGATCCTCTGCCCATAGCTTGAGCATCTCGTCGATTCGCCTAATCAAAGCAAGGCTCCTTGAATTCGACGCGCTGCAGCGCTGAAGCGCCTCCCCAACCCGCAGGTTTTTTGTACGCCCAAGGCCGCTGACCGCTCTTGGCCAAGGCCGGCAGACGCACACGCCGCCATCCGAGGCGATGCATTATCGCCCCAACGCGCATTTGCTCTGGCTTGCCCCAATGACCGGCATCCAGCTTCAGTGGCCCGGACAACACTTCACTGCCGGTGGTGGTTTCGCCAAGCTGTGAGTCTTCCAGCCAGCTCAGAATCGGGCCTTCCCACTCATCCACCACAAAGCGCTCATCCTGCGCTTCGGCGAACATCGAGGACTCCTCACGGTTGACCCACCAGATATCGCCCGCCTCATAGCAGAACATCGCCTCAGCCCACAGCTGGTCGCGGATCTCACGCAGTTGGGCCAGATCGACCTTGGTACACGCTACCGGCCAGTACCGACGGTTCCCCGTGGCGTCCTTGAGGTATTCGTCCTGGTTGGTGGTACCCACGAAAACACACTGGCGTGGCACGTCATTACTTCTGCGGCCGTAGCTCTCTCGGTAGGTGTCGGTGGACGCCGAGAAAAATTGCTTGGCCTTGGTACTCTCGGCCTTGTTGAAGCTGTCCAGCTCGCCCAACTCAATAATCCACTTGCCCCGGATCGCCTGAAAGCCATCCTTGTCGCCGAGAGCAAACGGCGTATCCATAAACCACTCGCCGCCGAGGATGCTCATTGCCGTGGACTTACCCTCGCCCTGACCACCCTCAAGAATCATCACCGAGTCGGCCTTACAGCCTGGCTTCATCACTCGCGCAACCGCCGAGATCATCCAGCGCTTACCCACTTTGGCCGCGTATTCGCTGGCTTCGACGCCCATCACATCCGTCAGCCAGCATTCCAGCCGAGGCACTCGATCCCATTCCAGCTTGGAGAGGTACTCGCGCACGGGGTGAAAGGCATGGTCATGAGCCACGACGCTGACCGCCTCAATCACACTGGAGGGCTTCACCCGCAGGTTGTACTGCTGCGCGAGCCACTTCATCACCCGGATGTCATCGATGTCAGCCCAGTCACCCGTACCGCCGCCATACGGTGCGGCCCGCAACTTCACGATCTTCGAGCTGAAGGCGCTGAAACTGATCACGCCAGCCCAGCGCTCGTCGTTGCCGAGGATCAGTTCAACGTTTTGCATGTGTGCGATCAGGGCGCCGCTTTCAGTGCGGGCCAGCTGATCCTTCCAACCACCCGCCGCCGGCGGTTTGACCACCGCCAAGACCTGACGACGGACTGTCTCCAACCCTTCGGCAATGTGCAGGTCATTGAAGTCGGTCCATTTGTCTTCACGCTCGCCCGAGAAAATTGGGCCGACAACCTGGCCACCGACGATCAAAGCAGCGTTGCCAGCCTTCTCTTCACCAGGGTTCCAAGCATCACCATTCGGACGCTTGGTCTTCCAGTCATCATCACGGCAGACGATCAAAGGACAACCGGGGAAACGCTCGCGCATGGCCTTGCTGACGACGAGCAAGTTGCCCGCATCAAACGCGACGGCCACCGTCAGCGAAGTCGCCATATGCAGGCTCGCGCCAGTCGCGTACCCCTCACACACCAGTACCGGTTCGCCCGGTTCCGGGTGGGGACCGATTAAGTGAAAGGCGCCCTCTTTCGACATCCCGTAAGGCCAGTAGGATTTGTCCCGGCCGGTGTCTTCCTGCTTTTCGGGATAGATCACCTGCAGGCCGACAATCTGATCCCGGACATTGCACATAGGCACTAAAAACGCGCCTGAGCGCGGTGCATAGCGAACGCCGAAACCGACGATCTGCTTTCGATCCAGATAGGCGCTGCGACCTTTCTCCGGCATACGCTTGAACATCCCGGCCGCACGGTTCGCCGCTCGACGTGCAGCATTGGCCGCGATCTCGGCAGCGCGCCGCTTCGCGTCCTCCTGACGAGCACGCATGACCTCGCGCTCTTCCGGACTCATGCGCCCGGCCTTGACCTTGATCTTCTGTGACTCGCCGGAGCGCCAGTCACCGAAGCTACCGAAGATCAGCGTTTCGCCCTTCACCGTGCGGTGTTCGTGCACCACGTACCAGCCGTTTTTTTCCTTGCCCTTGTCTTGTGAGGTCTTGCAGCGGGTCAGCTTGCTGAAAGTCAGAGGCTGTTCCGGCTCAAGGCCATAGTCTGCGAATTGACCGAGTACCTCATCGAGCATGTCGAGCCCCCAATACTTCATCAACGGTCTGACAGGACACGCAATAAATGCAGCCTTGCACGGCGAGCCGGCGAGCTTCAGGAATCGACTCCTCGCAGTTATCGCAAAACATGAAAGAGTGAGCAGCCGACGCAGGTTTGGCTGCGTTACGAGCAGCCAGCGCCTGATCGAGGCGCTCCTGCACCAGGTCATTCGCAAAATCAGCGATATCAGCCACGGTCCGCCCCCCGAGTTGTCTGATTGACGTAGGAGGCGCGGTTGAACATCCCCAGCAACCCCTGAATACCTCGAAACACCTGCAAGCGGATCTCGGCCAGTTCGTGGTCAGTCACCACACCATCGCCAATGCTCTTGGCCCAGGTATCAGCCAGATCGGCGACCTGCCGGAAGTACGCGGCAATACCGGTGGTCAACGTCTCGGGCATGTCGCTGGTGTATGCCTCAGCTAACTCTTGCCAGGTCGTATCCCCCACCAACGCATGCACCGCATCGAGAATGCGGCGGTCTTTAGTCAACTCCAGGATCTCGCCGAACTCCTGAATGTTCACCGTGTGGCTGGGGTGGGTCGGTGACAGTTTGTGCTGCAAGGTGGTGGGGTTTCTGCCGGTGGTGGCGGCGATTGCAGCGGCGCCGCCGGGGTAGTCCCGAGCAGCATGGTAAAGCGCCAAATCGAGTGGCAGGATTTCCCGCTTTGCTCGATCAACGCAACTTAGAGCGATTCGGCTCATGGCATTAATCCTTATAAGTTGCCAGTGCCACGCGGCTTGCAGTGGTGATACATTTGCCGCGTGGCTTGAAGAGGCCCAAACGCCGGTCTAGATCCTAGGATCGACACCGGCACCGTGCCGAGGCGAGCGATCCGTCGCTCACCTCTGGCGCAACAGCTGCCCCATCTGTGGTGGAGAAGGCAGCAACCCAAGGCATCCGTGCCTTGAAAACGCGGTAAAGATCGGCGGTTCGCATGTGGTGTGCCCGCCTACCTTTACCGCGACCCGACAGCACTGTGGTGGTGTGTACCGGGAGGAACTGGGCGACCCTTGGGTCGCCTTTTTTCTGACTATGCTATGCAGCAGCCTTCTGTGGTGCAGACGCATTCAGCAACCAAGCAGACTCAAACGGGTTGCCCTTTTGCTTTGCAGCTGTCGCCAGAAGCACTGCGTATTTGGTTTCACCGGTGTAATCAGTACGCGGCAGGCAGGCTGCCAGGCGCCACTTGTTCAGCGCCTGATAACTCCTGTCACATACCTTGGCGGCGGCACCGATGCCACCGACAGCCTCAAAAGCGAACGCAATGGCGTTCGGAAAATCTGCGGGGACCAACATGGCAACCTCCACTTATCAACCAGAAATTGATATTAAACATCAACTGACTATTGTGCAAGCTCCATGGCACTCTCAACCTATGGTTGATAAAAATGAACTACGCGCCGCTTTCAGCTCGCGCCTACACGAAGCCCTCAACGATGCCGGCGTACGCAGCCGGGGTCGTGGTGTGGACATCCATCGTCAGTTGAAGAGTTTGGGGGTTGATAAGACCACCCAAGCCGTCAGCAAGTGGCTGAACGGAGAAGCCATGGCCGAAGCCGATAGCATGGTTGCGCTCTGCTCCTGGCTGAAGGTACGCCGAGAGTGGCTGGAATACGGTGTGCTGCCTAAAGAACAGAGCGGTGAAGGCAACGTTCGCCAACTGATCGTCGGCGAAGAGAGCAACGTCAGCGAAATCAACCAACGTTTTGGCAAAGTTCCGTTGATTTCATGGGTCCAGGCAGGAGCTTGGTGCGAGGCGGTATCAAATTTTGAGTCCTATGATGCCGACTCTTGGCTGTCCTGCCCCGTACCGATCAGCACACATGGATACGCACTGAAAGTTCTTGGCGACTCAATGACGAATCCTGGACCAGGCCGTAGCTACCCTACAGGCTGTATCATTTTCGTAGATCCAGAGGCCGAAACTAAAACTGGGGATCGAGTGATCGCCAGAGTCCCACGAACCAATGAAGCTACATTCAAGGTTCTAGTAGAAGATGCCGGGCGTCAGTTTTTGAGACCAATCAATCCGCAATATCCAATCATTGATATTACGGAAGAGACTCACATATGTGGAAAAGTGGTTGGGGCGTTTATTCCAGAGTGAATTCACTCGATACAGCATAGTCCACGGGCACTAACCAAAAATCGCCTTATTTAGCAAAATTTCTCGATTGGTTTTGGTGTGATATGGACTAAGCTCCCTGGCAAGGGAATCAGCAAGCTCCTTACATTCCAAATACAAAGAGGCAAGGCCAGCATACTTACCCTCATCATCAAATACCTTCCGAGTAAGGTCCGGAGTATTCATCTCGTCACAGTACGCTTTATTTATTATTAAGAATTGGAGCCTATCCGATAGCAACCCCACCAAGCCAAGCTGTTGGTAACT